GCTACCGCTATCACACGCAGATGGCGTTTTATCAGTCGGTGCTCAAAGAAATCATCGGTATTTATGCCCCCATCCATTTGATCGCGGTCGAAAAGAAAGAACCCTACCGCTGTGGCATCTGGCGCGAGTCCGACGACTGCCTTGCCATAGCCCGGCATGATAACGAGGCGGCCATCGAGCGTCTCCAATCCTGCCGCACCCGTGACATCTGGCCGACCGGATACGAGGAAATCCGGCTGCTGGATGTCGCTTAGCCCCATCTTTTGCCCGGACGGTCTTCGGTCGGTCACTCCAGATATGACGGCCTGACGTCCGGGTCATTTCGGCGAGAACGGTTTTTATGTCGGTTCGACTCCGGCACTCGCCATTGGACCCGGCCGGTCAAATTGCAAATGTGAAACATCATTAAAGGAATTGAAGAATGAATCTATTGGAATCTGTACTGAATGAAACGCATGTTCGTGCGCCGAAGGGCATTATTTACGGCCCGCCCGGCGTCGGCAAGACATCCTTAGGCGCAAGCGCATTTAAGTCCATCATTGTCGATTGTGAAAACGGCGCTTCGCATGTAGCCTGCAAACGAACACCTTATCTTGTGGATTGGGAGGCTATCTGGCCTTGGCTCAATACCCTGGCCACAACTGACCATCCGTATGAGACGGTTGTAATCGATTCGGTCGATTGGCTTTTACGGAGGCTGGAAGAGCGTGTCGCAGGCGTCAGCGGTGCGGGCAAGAATATGGATAATACTCTGAATCGCTCGCACGGCGGATACGGCAACGGCAAGTTGGTGTTGAGGAATTATGTTTATCAGTATCTCTTGCCGACGTTGGACGCGATGGTCAATCGGGGGATTTCCGTTTTGCTTTTGGCCCATGCCTCTCGGCATACCATCACGACCATCGACGGTATTTCGATGGAAAAGTCCGTGCCGGAAATCCACCCCGACCTGATGAATACGCTTATTGAGTGGTCCGATTTCGTCGGAGCGGCGCGATTGAACGGCGGCGCAAGGGAGATGGTCTTAAATGAGACGGCTCAACTGCTGGCCAAAAACCGCTACGGCATCACGGAAATTCTGCCGCTGGACTGGAACTATTTTATGAACGCAATCAGCAATCACAAACCTCAAATAACAGGAGACACAAACAATGGCTAATCTAAACGGATTTGATGCAAGTCAAGTGGAACCGAATGCGGGTTTTGACCCGGTTCCGGCGGGTAAATATATCGCGATGATCACGGCCTCCGAAACAAAGCCCACCAAGGATGGCAAGAACAGTTTTCTCGAACTGGAATTTACGATTCTTGAAGGACCTTGCAAGGACCGCAAAGTATGGGATCGGCTGTGCCTGAATCACCATAATCAGCAAACCGTCAAGATTGCACGCGGGAATCTGTCGGCCATCTGCCGGGCGGTCGGCGTGCTGCAGCCAAGGGACAGCAGCGAGCTTCACAATATCCCACTGTCCATTACCGTTCGCTGCAAAAAGCGTGATGACAATGATGAAATTTCCAATGAAGTCCGGGGCTATGCCAAAAAGGAATCGGCCGTCGGCAAGGCCCAGCAAGCGCCGCAGACATCGCAGACGCCGCCGTGGAGGCGGTCATGAACTGTAAGCGTAAAGGAACACGATTAGAGCGTAAGACCATCCTGATGCTCAAGGCCGCCGGATACACATGTATCCGGTCGGCCGCCTCGATGGGGCCGTTCGATATCATCGCCATCAACCCGCTGGGACTAAGGTGCATTCAGGTCAAGGGCAACTCGTGGCCGCGTCCTGACGAACGCGAGAGTCTGCGGGATGCGGCCCGATGTATGCCGCCCAATGCCTTTGTTGAATGCTGGCGATGGGATGACAATGCTCGAAAACCACTCATTAAATCACTGGACGATTTTAAGGACTAACATGAATACGCAAACATTACCATTAAAACAGATACGTATCGATGGCGGCACACAGCCGCGCGTTGAGATCAATGAAGAAGTCGTGGCCGATTATGCCGAGCAGCTTCGGGAAGGCGTCGCATTCCCTCCGGTTGTTGTATTCTTTGACGGGGTGGTATATTGGCTGGCGGATGGTTTTCACCGCTACCATTCGCATCGGCGGGTTGGCCGTGATGCAATGACCACCGACGTGCGCGACGGCGGACTTCGGGATGCCATTCTATATTCGGTCGGTGCCAATACCGAACACGGCCTGCGCCGAACGAATGAGGACAAACGCAAGGCTGTTGAGACGATGCTGACCAACAATATTGTCTCGATGGATGAAGACGGAAATCCGTGGTCGAATCGAGACATTGCTCGTCAATGCCATGTTGATGAGGGAACAGTTCGGAATTATCGAAAAATTCTAACTGCGGAAATTCCGCAGTTAGAAAACAAGAATGTGGTTTACACGACTAAACATGGCTCGAAAGCCGTCATGCATACCGCCAATATCGGTAAAACTCAGCCGAAAAAACGCAAGCGATATGGCGAAATTGCACCCAATGCCTTTACGCCTATTCGAGAAGTTCGTCCGATGTTGGCACAAACCCCCATTGACCTGCCCCATGATGTTCCGTCCGCCGCCCGCGCCATTGTACATGCGATGGGAAGAGAGTTTACCGCAAAATTAATCGATGCATTAACCGCTTATCTGAAGGGAAACTAACGCTTATGACAACGCAACCCAACACTGTTTACATGGATATTACGCCGGATAAAGCCCTTAATTGGCTCGAAAACGCAAATACTTCCAACCGCAAGGTCATCGATGCGCATGTGCGCCGTATGGCCCGTGATATGAAAAACGGAAACTGGCGTATGACCCACCAGGGTATCGCTTTCAGTACTGAGGGCGTTCTGCTGGACGGCCAACATCGGCTCTGGGCCATCGTTGAATCGCAGATGACGGTTAAAATGCCCGTGACCTTCAACTTGCCGCCTGAATCTCTTGTTACGATTGATGTCATGCAGAGCCGGTCGATGGCGGACGTCATCCGTTTGGCCGGTGCAAACGGCCGGGTTAACAGCAACCATGTTGCTACTCTCCGCTCGATTCTGGGTGGCTATCGGGCGGCCCCTGTGATTACTCCGCAGGAAGCAAGTCACTATCTGAGCATTTACGGACCGGCGATTCAGTTTTCGTTTAAGCATCTGCCGTGCGGCACACCTAACGGCATCAGCAACGCAACCACCCGCGCCGTCATCTCGCGTGCATGGTATTCAGTGGATCATGCAAGGCTGGCGAGTTTCTGCGAACTCTTGACCAGCGGGATTATTCCACCGTCGCCTGCCGCCGCCGCATTAGTTTCGCTGCGTGAGTATCTGGTGACCCATACGGGCCATAACTTGCCGCAGCGTCGTGAACGGTACGGCAAAATGCAGCGGGCGCTGATTGCGTATTTGAACAATGAGCCGCTGAAAAACCTTTTGGCCAGTACCCGCGAGCATTTCCCGATTCCAGGGGAACAGCCGCTCAAGGAGCAGGCATGAAATATGAAAAGCTCTTCCCTACGATGTTAATGATTTTGGATATCTGCGCTGCCGTTGGTTACATGCCGGACGGCGACTGGCGCAAAGTGATTTATTGGCTGGCGGCGGCCGTATTAACGGCTTGTGTGACTTACTAAGATGCAACTTCGAAATTACCAGCAAGATGCCGTAAATGCGGTCTATGATTATCTCCGGAATCGGGATGGCAACCCTTGTGTTGTCATCCCGACAGCCGGTGGCAAAACCCCCGTCATGTCGACCATCTGCAAGGATGCGGTCAATCTATGGGACGGCCGCGTTTTAGTGCTGGCGCATGTAAAGGAATTGCTCGAACAAACGGCCGACACGCTAAGCCGGATAGACCCTGATTTGGACATCGGGGTCTATTCGGCGGGGTTGAACCGACGGGATACCGACCACAGTGTCATTGTGGCCGGTATCCAGTCTGTTTATAAAAGAGCATGCGATTTAGGGGGCTTTGATTTAATTATCGTTGACGAGGCGCATACCATTCCGCCGGATGGAGAAGGCCGCTATCGTTCATTTTTGAAAGATGCCCTGATCGTTAATCCAAACCTGCGTTTGATTGGGCTGACGGCGACGCCATTTCGGATGTCCACCGGTCTTATCTGCGGGCCGGATAATCTGCTTACGGATATCTGTTACGAGGTCGGCGTTCGTGAATTGATTGTTCAGGGTTATTTGTGTCCCTTAAAGAGCAAGGCCGGAAGGCAAAAGGCGGATACGTCCGGACTGCATCTTCGGGGCGGCGAGTTTATCGCCTCCGAGGTCGAAGATTTGATGGATCAGGATGCGTTGGTCTCATCGGCCTGTAGCGAAATCATAGACCAGACTGCCAGCCGCAATAGCGTTCTGATTTTTGCCGCGGGCGTTCATCACGCCAAACACATTCAAAACCTGCTTCAGGAACGGATGCGACAAGAAGTGGGATTAGTGACGGGCGATACGCCTGTTTTGGAACGTGCAGAATTGTTATCCCGATTCAAGCGTCAAGCGGTCAAATCCGACTTATTCGGCAATCATAAGTCGCCGCTGAAGTATCTGGTCAATGTCAATGTTCTGACGACGGGTTTTGATGCGCCGAATATTGACTGCGTGGTTCTGCTGCGTCCGACGAATTCGCCGGGACTTTATTACCAAATGGTTGGTCGGGGATTTCGACTGCATCCATCCAAAACGGATTGCCTTGTTCTGGACTTCGGCGGCAATATTCTGCGGCACGGGCCGGTGGACAGCCTGCAGATTAAAGATAAATCCACCGGTACAGGCGAGGCGCCCGCTAAAGAATGCCCCAAGTGCCATCTGGTTATTCATGCGGCCTATTCCCTGTGTCCCGAGTGTGGGTATGAATTCCCGGCCCCCGAACGGCAAAAACATGACACATCCGCCAGTACCGCAGGCGTTTTGTCCGGACAGGTAGAAGATACCGAGTACAAGGTCTATGATACCGCCTATCATTTTCATCTGAAAAAAGACGCCGGGCCGGACACGCCCCCGACCTTGCGCGTAGAATACAATATTGGGTTTCGGCATTGGCAATCCGAATGGATATGTTTTGAGCATACGGGATACGCCCGCGCTAAAGCCGAGGGATGGTGGCGAGCACGCAGCAATGAGCCGGTGCCGGATACAGTGGAAGAGGCCCTCGCATTAGCCCAGGCAGGCGCACTTGCTGAAACCGAACAAATCACCGTCCGTAGTGTTTCCGGCCAGAAGTATGACCGTATTATCAATTATCAACTCGGCCCTAAGCCTCCGCTACTGGACGGTTCGGATGAGCGAGACGATGAAACTCTGCCGGAATATTCATGGGCAGAAGATGACATTCCTTTTTGATGGAGAATTGCAGTGACAACATTCTATAAAGGCGCATTTGACCGTTGTTCATGGTGCAACGGGCGAGGATGCAATCAATGCCATTTGGAACGGGAAAAATATCTGGAGTCGATGAAGACTCCGCAGCCATTGTTTTCGGCCAATATCAATGACCCGGACGATATGCAGTTGTTGAAAGAGGTGTTCGGAAGAGAGGCGTTGGAGCATGCGTTCGGCCCGGATGGCGGCGGCATGCAGGAAATTGAACAAGCGGCGGCGATTGCATCGTTTCAGCAGGCCATGCGGAAACTCCATAAATAACCGAACATGCAGCAAACCGCCATCAATTATTTGCAGCACGGTCTGTCCGTCCTGCCTGCCAAACGCGCTGACAAAAGGCCTGCTATTGGTTCGTGGAAGCCGTACCAAAACCGTCTGCCGACCGGAACTGAAATCCGAGCATGGTTCAGTAATCCGCAGGATGGTCTGTGCATCATTACCGGCCGGGTGTCGGGTAATCTCGAAATCATCGATTTTGACAACGGCGGTGAATTGTTTGACCGATGGTATCAGCTTATCGATGCCGATCTGCGGAATCGCCTGGCCGTCGAGCAGACGCCATCGGGCGGCTGGCATGTGATTTACCGCTGTGAATCGTCCGTCAGCGGCAATATGAAGCTGGTGCAGCGGAAGGATGGTCAAAAAGTCCATACGCTCATCGAAACCCGCGGCGAGGGTGGACTATTCTTGTGTGCGCCGACCGCCGGGTACGAACTCATGCAGGGTGATTTTGCGAATCTGCCTGTTTTAACCGAATCGGAGCGCCAAAGCCTGCTTGAAGCCGCATGGTTGCTGAATGAATATTTCCCCGAACCGGTTCAGCAGACTTATCATTCAGATAATTCCACCCTGCGTCCGGGCGATGATTATAACGCCAGAGGCAATATTGCCGAACTCCTGAAGTATCACGGATGGCAGTTTGTCAATGCATACGGCGACAATCAGCGGTGGCGCAGGCCGGGCAAGACAAACGGTTGGTCGGCTACGCTGCGGACGACGGATAATGTGTTTTATGTGTTCAGCTCCAATGCCGCGCCGTTCGAGCCGAACAAGGCCTATTCGCCGTTTATGGCGTATTCTCTCTTAGAGCATGGCGGTGATTGCAGCAAGGCAGCTTATGAATTATCCAAACAGGGATATGGCGAAACCCCTTCACAGGAGCCGGTGGATTTATCACACATGCTCGAAAACCCTCCGGACTGGGACAACGAAGAGCCGGTCTGTCTGACCAATATGCTCCAGCATTTTAAGGGATTAAACCCGCCGGTCATTTATGGCCTTTTGCGCGAGGGAGAAACGATGAATATTATCGCCGCCCCCAAGGTGGGTAAATCCTGGCTG